AGATTCAGGGTCTTGAACAACTGTATTGGCAGCAGTAATCATACCAATTGCTTGATTGATGTCATTTCCAGCAGCTGCAAGAGATGATGCAGATCTTTGTAAACTATCTCCAATTCCCGCCGATGAAATTGCAAAATTGTTGCCTACCTCGTTAAATTTGTCAACAATAACTATTGCATCTTCGGCCTCAAATTTAAATGCCTTCATAGTACTGATTATACTCTTAGTACCATCTTCAACCGAAATGTCTCCAACATTTTTATAAATGTTAGCAATGCTAGCCAAAGATGACGCTTCTTGCAGGCTGTACCCCAACCTTGCAAAATCAGCGGTGGAAGAGATCATATCTTTAATAGTACTTCCGTATTCTTTTGCATTAGCTGAAGCTTCTTTGAAAAACTGAGCATATTGACTACTAGTGTTATCCGTTACCTTATATAAATCTGTTAATGCCGTATCAATGGCATGAACATCAGATATCATCTGCTTAATGCCACGAATACTCTGCATGACAACAGTAGCGACGCTAAACCAACTTGAAAATTTTGAGAACATATTCTTCATTTCGCTGGAAAAACTTCTACCAGTCATGTTCAGTGCTTCCGCTTGGTCTTTAACTATCGCAAACTGATTCTTTAGATTATTAAACTGTGTTCTATCAGCAGTTTTTAATTGCGTAATGATATTTCTTATCTGGTCTCCGAATCGAGCACTGGCGGCAGAATTTTTACTTAGCCACGCCTCCATACTAGAGATGGTTCTTATTCTCTCTAGCCCATTAACAAGCGTGGACTGCTCTCTTGCAGCAGCAGTCAAAGAATTACGAACTGTGGCTAAAGACGTATTAAAAGTACCCCAAGCAGCGGTTGCCCTTTCAGGGTTCCCCGTTACAGAAGTCCAATCGAATCCCCTGAATCCATTTAATGTATTTAAAGCATTCTGAAAATTTTGATCTAAATATTTGGAAGACTCACCAACTTTTTTTAATTGGGCGTCCACCCCTGCGAATGCCGGAGAAAACCCATTAGTTGATAGCATTCGGTTGATATTGCTTATTGCCTTCTCAGTATTAGAAATCCCGCTTCTTGCGCCTTGGTTGATTCCGTTGCCTAACTGTTGCCCCATCGTCTGCCCTAAACCAGATAAATTCGCAGACGATAATTGCGTCTTCAAGTTGTTCAGAGCGGCACTTGAAATTTCTATTTTATCAACCTTCAAGACTACATCTTTTATGCCGGACAACTGTGATCGGAGAGTATTAATTGCATTACTTTCTAGTTCTACTCCCGCTAAAATTTTTAAATCAGGCATTCATCACCACCTCTTTCCCCATCTCAAATTGAGATGTCTGTGAATTAAAAAATACCCCGACAGCGGAGTACTATATTACTTTGATACCTTGTTTCCCTAATTCTATTTTTAGTTGATTTATGATGAAGGCTTTATTACATTCGTCTAAGAATGAATCAAAAAATCTACCAGATGTTTGTATCCCCGGATTACCATGAAGCCCCATAGAAGCTAAATCAGCAACATATTGTCCAGTGGCGTCTTCATAATTCATGGAGCCAGTATTGACAAATACTTCCCCATACCCAGATCCTAACATATTATAGACAACGCTATCCAGAAATTGATATGTACGCTTATATATCCTGGGGGAATATTGGTCATAATAATCAGCTTGAATATGCTGTGAAAGCTTATCTGCCATTATTTCACACACATTTTTCATTGCAATATTGAGCGCCGACTTTATATATGCCTCTAGTGCGCCTGTACTATTGAATGCTGCCATAATTTATTCCTTCTTGATGGAGAGCACGTTTCTTGCATCATGCATTTGATCTGTCTTTTCTTCTATAACTCCTTTGAATAATTTATTTAGATCAAAATTCTTTACTTTAGGCAAGAATTGTTTGATAGATTTATTAACCGCCTTCATATCAATTTCCCCAATTTTATCGTTAACTGTGCCAAGAAGTTCCGTCAAGCTATCCTGTTTTTTAAAGATTAACTTGTTTTTCTCAAACTCAATTTTTTCCTCGATTGCTTTTATCATGGATTCATATTGTGCAGTAGTGGGACGCTTTGCGGTAATATAGGCTTCATAATCCGCATTTTCATCCCCGGTTTCATCGAAATCATTATAGTAAGTTGCCGTACAACATTGTATTGCGGGGAATAGTAATTCTGGTGAATACAAGATATCCCCATTTATTTCGTCATATTCAATAACATAGTCCACCACTGTTTTTATGAACGTGATGTAATCAACTAAGTTTAAAATCTTTTCAGCCATTCTCTTCCTCCAATTTTTTTAATTTTTTTTGCTTTTTCCTTATTGAGCGTTGCTTTTTTACATAATCATAATCACACCAGCCGCCATCAATGGCGCTATGACAGACCCACCTATAAGCAACAGTTGGGTAGTTATACCAAAACATTTTTCTTTTTATAAGCGCAACACTATCGGGGTATCCTTTAATGTCAATTACTTCTTCACGCCCATCTTTGTAGCGAATAAAAAAATCAGCCACATATTTAATAGGCTGAACAGTAATTCCCATATGTATAAATCTTGGTAATAATTCATATGGTTTTTGTAATTCAAAATATATAATTATCCCACTTTCAAATGAAGGAATAACTACATCTCTGAAATATTTCATTTCCATCTCAGAATCAAAAATGATATCATTATGGGTGCGCCTACTTACATCTTTGTTTACATTAAATTTTGTTCTTGTATCGCCTTCTGATGCAGCCAGATTATTCGCCATAATTATTCCACTTTTTTCTATATTTATCATGGTCTTCTTTTGAGAATACAAATACAAAAATTTTATCACTGGTGGGGAACACATCTAATAATGTCGCACCCCAAAGTACATAGCTTGCAGACTGCTTGGCATTTTTGAAAAATACACAAGATTCTGGTTCATATCTCTTTCCTGTTGTGTCACTAATCGTAAAAATAACAATCCCTCCTTCTCCTTAAAATTGTAAAAAATAGGGATATACATAAAATACTCAAAAAGATTTTGAATAGATGTGTATATCCCTATGATTAAAACCACACTAATTAACTATTCAAAATTTCACTTCTTAAAATTATTCTTGCGATACATATCCGTATTCGAAAGAATTTCTTTAATAACATCTCTAACGCCCTCTTTTAAGTCAAGAAGATCGTAGCTAATATCTTTTAACTTCTTACCCGCTTCCTCTTTTTTAATGTTCCCATTAAGATAATCGGTTACAAGTAAATGAATTTTATAGTGCTCAATTGAATCCGTAATAGAACGCCACGGGGTGAAACTTTTAATTTCCGTGCAAGTATCACAAGCCCAATATCCCTTACCGCATACAGAACACCAATGATTTGCCTTTTCCATACTTAACTCCTTTATGAAAAGAGGAGATATCTCTATCCCCTCTTTATTCTATAAATTATTTCGCGATATAAATATTGAACAGCTTCTTTTGAAGATCACAATAATCCTGCATCATGGTCATTGTGAAAGAATGACCGGAATCGGTCTGGAAACTCAAATCAGAGTCAATCTTGAGTTTAGCATTGGGGAATACAACCGTAGCCACATAGGTAGCGGTCTTGTCGCAGGTGTCTTTGCCAATAACCTCTAAAACAAACCGTCCAGCGGCAGGGAAGTCTACTGCATTATTCTGAAGCATAATTGCTTCTGTTGCAGCATAATCATAAAATACTGCAATATTTCCAGTTACGCCAGTAGGGACGGTGATGGTCTTTGTTGCCGCATTCAAAGTAAATTCCGTAGCAGAAATAGTAGTGCCCAAACTATACTTAGTGCCAAGAGTGGAGTCACCATTCAGAGCATAGATGTACTTAATCTCAGAGCCAGTCGTACCTACGGGAATCTTAGAAAGAATGACCTTTCCACCACTTACCACTAACTGCTCATATGCTGGCGTCGGGATCGTATTACCAGTACTGGCGATCTCTTTCTTGCCTCCAAACTGTGCGGCAGATAGTCCAAGATCCCACAGAGCATTGCTGCCAGTAAATTCCGCATTCTTTGCGCGGTCAAACTGTGTGATAATAGAACCAATGGCATCCGTCGCATCTACGGTTTCACCACTCATTTTAAGAGATGCATCCTTCACCTGAGTAATTGACCACAGAACTTCTCCGGTCGTATCGCTAAACATCGTTCCTCTACGCACACGGTCAATTACGAAATTGTTTAAATCAAATGACATAGTTAAAATCCTCCTTATAATAAAAAAACTTTCCTAGCCAAGCTCGGAAAAGTAGTTTAGTTCCTTTTTGTTTACTTTTTTAAGATCTATTCCCCCAGAGTATCCACCCTGTAAGAGAAGATCAACATTCTTGATTTTTTGCATCCGTCCAACAGAATCCATAAATGCATTAATTTTTAAGCACCAAACGCTTGAATGATTATAATTAAAGCCGGGCATATTTAGTAAGGTAGATATCAACGGAACTAAATATGATTTATATTTTTTATCTTGAGACATTTCAAAGATTTCTTTCGCCTCTTCCAATAGCACCTCTTTTGTTGTCTCCGTCATTGCTCTTTCAACATTCTTGCTAATATAATGGGCGCTTCGAATATAATCCACTATTATTTCATAGATTGACTTGTCAATAATGCTACCAGTATTCTCGTTGAGCAAACAGATTTCTTCGTTTTGGCTATTTTTTGCAAGTACATAATCTTGAAAATTTAAATCTCCAAACAGTATACGGGTGTCTTCAAAATCAAGGTTTCGATAGATCATTATAAATAATTCGAAGTCATCGACCACATTCCAGTCCAGACCGCTCTGTGATAATTGGTATTTACAATCAGTTGGAGTGGCTGTAATGTTGTGGACTAATGAAAAATACTTTCGTTCCCCAAAGTCACATATTTCACCAAGCGTGGGCTGGTGTATTTTCATGTGACCATTTACTATAAAATCTTCCCCGCGGAATATTCTCAAATCATCGTTATAGTTCATACTATTTACCACACAACGAATCATTGAAATCTTTAGTCTTAAAAACCATATTCCTAAACAAATATCCCGACATTAAAGATCCACCAGTATTCCTAAACAATGTAAGAGGCCCGTATCCTAAGTCCATACGCCCGTTGAACATATTGTCTATCAACTGAGATATATAATCATTTCTATTGGCTGTAACTTTTGGGATATTCGATACTTTCATACACTTTTCACTTGATATAATATTTATTATGAGAGTGGGTTTAACCCATTGCTGGTCGGGGCCATAAGCTTCTAAAATGTCAACTTCTATTGTAATGAAGGTTGTAGCGTCTTTAATCGTTTCAGGGTTTTGTGCGTACGGGAAAATATGGGTATAGGCTAATTCTGATGCATTTTCAAAATTTTTTATTGTTGGACTGTTTATTGCATAAAATAGAGTCTCGTTGTTAACCATAGACTTCATGATTTTATTTTTTAAAGAGGAAATTGTTGAACTATTTGGCATATATGTCCTCCTCCTCTAAAATATTGTTTCAATTAAAACAATTAACTCAAATGGGTCAAACATACCATCCGAGTCTGATAATGTAAGCTTGAATTTTTCGCCTACAAGATTCATATCATTAACGCTTATCATAATACATGAGTTATCTATTGTGGATATAAGCTTGTCCTCAAAGTCTGATTCAATATTCCACACAGAATCTACCCCTTCTACTTCATTGCCATTTTCATCTCTAAAAATAGCATAAAATCTACTAGGTAGTGCTCCTATTTTAACTACCGGAGATTTACACGAAATTTCAGCCAATGAATCGTTACTTTCATCGGAGCGGGGTGGGAGAGTAGCAACTTCTTTATAGTCGCATAGCATAAGGTCGATACGATCTTTCTCTGGATTATAAGTTTTTTCCGTTACTACGATATTAATACAACCATGATCCCAATCACTATAAGGAACCGTATCATTTCGAGTGATTTTGTATGGGGTAGGTTTTTTCTCATTAAAATCAATAAAAAAACCGGTAGGTGAATTTAATTGTACTGTAAAATCGTCTTTGGGAAGTACAATCATTAACTGATCCGACCCTAATACCATTGTCTTGTTTCCGGTTTCCCCACTATTATACTGTGCAGCAGACTGAACCCAGCAATATCTCTCAATAATAGATCCATCATCAGTTTGCCATTTTAACAAATAGTTGCACTTCACCAAATTACCTTTGCAATATAGTTTGTGAAAAACATAGCTGGACGTACATATCCAGTGGTTATTATCGTAGTCTAAGATATCCCCAGAATAAAAATAGTCATCTTTTTCAATCGTTTCCATTGTGATTGTTTGAAAGAAATTTGTTTTTACTTTTTGATCAAAAATTCTTGGTGTTTTTATAAATTCTCTTCCATTAATTTTGCAATCATCTTCACGGTCTATTGCCAAATCATAGTAATATTCAACATGCTTCTTTTTTTCATCCAACATTCTTTTTCGGGGATTAGAGGATACGCCTTCTCTTCCTATTATGTATGATTCAAACGCCATTTTTAACCACCACCTCTTTTAACATGTTCAACATCTTACAAATTTTCAGTATATGCCGTCTATAATCATCATGGTTAGTAATAGAGTATAGGCATTCCAAATGAGACAATATATCTATAACTAAGATGTTGTTGTATGTCATCATATGGAAATTACCATTAATTTTTTGAATAAGAGTTTTTTGATAGGATGAGAAAGATTCTTTCTTTTCTAACGATGCGTGGGATTCTTCATACATGGGTAATAAAGCAAATACTTTATTGATAAGATGAGATATATATTCAGCAGATAATGAGTTTTCAATGGTAGTATTATAAATCGTATTCATGATTCACCTACCATTCAAAGTTGTTATATCCAGACTTTTTTATATCATAGCCAACATCTTCTTTTAGGAGATAAAGTGCGTTCAGCTTTCCGTCTAGATTGTTTTTTTCTGCGTAAGTTTTAAAATCCCCATCCTGTAAATGTAACTGCATCTGCATGATATTAAATGTCTCTTTTGTCAAGTAGCCAATACAAATATATTTCGCAATGATGAGCTGTGTCCCATCGGAAAGTTTTTTATCGAATTCTAACAATTCGTCATTTCGTCCAGATAAATCTATACAAGTCCCATTATTTTCGAGTTCCCCAGAAGCTATTTTTAGATAAGGCATGAGGAGGGAGATTATCCCATAGGTTCCATTCTGATCATACACAATGTCAATCTTATATGATTCCATCAAAGCTAAGGAAATTTCAAATACTTCGGAATATGCTGTATTCATAATTTATTTCCCATTATCTTAATGTATTGGCAAGTGTGCGAATATCTATCTCCGGACTACATGCTTTTCCAATTGCCTCGACCTTATTCATATCAACAGTTTCTCCTTTATTAATCTTATTGGCGATAAGAAGGGAAACTGTTTCTTGAATAGAAGGAGTGGTTGTAGAGATCATTTCCTGAATTGTTAAAATATCAAAATCCATGATGTTTTGAATCTTTTCTGGTGTTAAAAATCGATTATAAGCATCTTCCAAGTACTGTTCCCTAACAGCTCTGGCATCGTTTATATAAACTAACCCATCTTCGAAAATCCATCGGTCAGTATTGATACAGTTAATCAGATGTTCATATATAATGGGAATAGTCTGTCCCAATTTCTCAAGGCGAAAGAATCTAGCTGTGCCATCTAAGGAAGTCCGCAAATTAACGCCTCCGGTAGTGATAGAGGTAATGGTAATTCTTGCATTCATATCAACATCCTCTGGATCAACTTTTGCGCCTTTTCTATTATCTGTATTTTCGTTCTGAGTGGATAGATGCTCCATCATTTTTTTCAATTCTTCAATCTGTGCTTTTAGTGCGTCATTTTCGTCTTTTAGTGGTGCATCAACAGCAATAGTGTTCTGCGCTTCAACTACTTTTTTTTCTTTGGTTGCCTTTGTACTCGCTGCCATTTATAATCCTCCATTTATTTCAGTTTATGGGGTTGAATGAATCCAAACAACCCCATATAATGTTTTAATTAAACTGTGACTTTCATAATTCCATACTTGGCATTTGTAATCAAGCCAACGCCCCATCTCTTATGTAAAGAAACTTTCTGAGATAAGTTTGCTGCGCCATACTGCGAGTCAGCAATTGCAAGACTTCCACCTTCTAATACAAGTTGAACCAGCTTTTGGCTCTGAGGTGAAATCATATAGATATAAGAATCATCTAATGCAAACTCATAATCAGCACTTGCCCAATCAATCTTTTGGGAGATAGCAATAAGCGGAACATTCTTAAATACGGGCAGATATCCAATCTTGGCATAGGTTTCTCCAAGTCCCATTTTCAGATAATCATTGGTTGGTAAAATTGTGCCTAATCCAAGGTCGGTGCCAAGAGCGACTGCTTTTGAACCTCCATTGGCTGCGCTTACCCTAGAAGCTATTTTCTTAAATGCGGCTTCGCTATATGCATTTTCCTTAAAGTTAGCAGTAAGGGTAGAAAAACTTTCTTTGACAATTGTCATTATATCAATTGCAATTTCAGATTCAATGGACAGTGCAACTTTCATTGCATAATCGGCCTGTGATTCTTTTCCCGCCAAAACTCTGTATAGATCTACTTCGGTAGTAATTGTATGATTGCTGGGAGTAATTGCTTTATTACCAGTAAATTGTCTCTGAGCCTCTACGTGTCTACGAGAATTCCCGTTTTTTGTAACTGTGAATAGATCCCCTGACTTAATTGTAAAATCAGCAGAATCCCCATATCCAATTGTGGTTACATTAGCTACATGCAAAAAATCTTCAGTTACAACGTCAGGGATAATCATATCAACTAATTTATTGACTACTGCAAAAGTTGCCCATTGGTATGTAGGATTTGTTGCATATGCTTCCTTATCAATAAAAGAACAGTCTAAATTCAAAAGTTGCCCGATTTCCTTGTCAATTGCACGATTTACAAGATCTTCTTTCTCTTCTAAGGTCTTAGAGGTATCAAAAGATTTCTTTGTAGAGAAGTATACCGCTCTATAGTTATTCACATAATCTTTCCATGCGGGAATCAAAGTTTGAGTCCCCTCCTGTGAAAAGGTAATTGTCTGTCTCATTATTTATTCCTCCTATGATTTATTATTCTGCGGCACAGACTAATTCATATGTCTTAATTCTTTCGTTACCAACAGAAACAAATTTATTTTCTTCTTTTATCTTAAAAGCTAGAGTATCACCGGCTGCGGATGCGAATTTGTAACCAACGCCTCCGACTACGGGCACAACGTGTGTTGCACCAGATTCCGTCCCTTCAACTACGGTAATTGCAATATCGTCTTCCTTTCGCGGACAAAATAAGTTTACAATGGTGCCTTCCTTGAATTCCACCTTTCTGGGGTCATCAGATAACCCTTTGTAATCACCTTCGGTTGCGGTATCTGCATTATAAACAATCGCATATCTCTTAGTAGTTGCTGTGGGTTTTGTTAAAGTATAGATTCCATTCTTGCATGCCCCCAATTCGACGATGTCACCATTTCTGAGTGGAAATGAAGCCTGTCCACTCTTGTTAAGGGAGCCTGTTTCATCAGCAGCTACACCCCTCTTTAAGAAAATATTTTTATCAGCCATTTTTAAATTCCTCCTTATTGAATTTGTTGTTCTAATCTATCCCAAATGCCAGTTGCCCCACTTATTGTTAAATTTTGATTTGGAATAGAGTTCCGAATGCTTTCAGGCGTTTGTACGCCACGTTGTTTTTGTAAATCAAAAGCAAACGCTTTTAATTCATTTTTAAAAAGGTCTACATTTTCATAGTTCAATGATTTTTCACGCCAACTTGAAATTTCAGATGCATTTAATGTGCTTGAAACGTCGTTAAGAGCGCATTCAATTACTCGTTTCTTATTTTCGTCGTCTTTATTTTTTTTGTAGTCTTCAAGAACGGAACACTTTAGCAAGAGAGCTTCATGAGTATTTTTTAAATTTACCAGTTCATTTTGTAATAAAGAAAAATCTGCTTCAAGTTTCATATATTTTGACTCAAAATTTTCTTCGTCTGAATTCTCGGTAGATTCGAGAACTCCCATATCCTCTGCCTCTTCATTAACTATTGTCGTATCACTGTTTTCGGTTACGGGTATATCTTCCGCATTATCATTGTCTTCTGTGGTGTCGGATGTCTCTTGATGAATTACTGTTGATTTATAATGTGCCTCTGACTCATTACCCAAAAACTTTCCATCATCATCATAGACATCAGTGTCTTGACTAATTGAAACGGAGGTTCTTACTATTGCTGTACCGTTCTCCAACACCTCAGGAGTTTCTTCAATTTCAGAATTTTTAAATTCTTCGTTTACCAAAACTAAATCCTCCTTTACATCGTTTTTTGCATCAAAAAAAGAACATTCACGTTCTTTAGCATCTGCGTTATTTAATTCTAATTCAAAGCTTTTCTTGGCTAGACTAAACTCATCTACTGAAAAATTCACTGTTTGGATACTAGCGCCAGGGCAAGCGGGAGATACAACTTCTCCTAAAATTGTCACACCATTGTATGTAAACTCAAGAACTTCTTGGTATTTTTCTTTTGGGTGGTCTTTCGAACTTATAATCCATAATTCAGTAGAAACGTCTTTTAGCCCATCCGTTCTTGAGAATATTTGTACTAATTTTTCTGCATACACGCTCCAAATATAACAGTCAACATACATAAATGTTTTTTTGAGTTTTTTATCATATTTATATGTGATGTTAGCATTGGTTTTGTTTTCTGGTATAAATCCACATGGTACTTCAGACTTTTCATGAGTCGTCGCATCATCTGTCCAAATAGAATAAGCCCACAGTAATGGCTTTCCTAAGATAGTGTCCTCAGATGTTTTCAGAACATCCAGCGTGAAGGAATACCGATGTGCAGTCATACCATCAGAAAAAACCTTCATTCTACATTTTGTAAATTGCGACTTGTTTATTTCTTCCAGTGTTTGAATTTGATCAATTGAAAAGGAGATAATTTCTTTTTTGTCCATTGGTTATTCACCTCCTTCCCATGTATATTGATTATATTTAGCAAGTCATCTGTTTTACTAAACATCCACATTTCATTTAAAATAGAAAGAGGGTAGAAACCAAGTTCTTGCAAATAATCTTTAAAGATATCATCAGTGAGTATGACACTATCAATATCAATGCAAGATGGATTTCTTATAAACATTAGTCCACCTCCTTTGATTCAACGCCTTTTGTTGTTTCATTGCTTCCACTTGTACGACTGGCGGCTCCGCTATCTGACAATTCATCATCGTCCTTACGGGCCCTTCCATTTTCTTTTTCTTCCGCTGACATAGTGGAGGCAGTTTTTATTGGTCTAAATTCATCTGGATATCCCATTGAGTACATCATTCCCATTACATTCTTTGCATCTGTTAATTGAATTCCACGAGAAGAGAATATAGCAGGGGTAATTATTCCATTTTGCATATCGGAATCGGCATTTTTTCTACGCTCGTCTTTATCAAACATAGTTCCAACATGCCGTATCTTAAATTTGTACTTTTTTGTCATTCGATTGACTTGGTACTCACAAAAATTGTTAAATTGACTATATAGCTTTGACATAGTGACCGAATTAAATGTTTTATAGATTCCAGCACTTGCCATATTAACAGTATTTGTCATGCTTAAAGCATCCGTTATTCCCATTTGTAACATAATATTTCTCAACTCTGTATCTAACAGATCCTTTTCACTGGCAGATGGAGAGAAATCAAATGCTTTAAAATCTTCTAAGGGGGCAGCTTTAAAATCAACAGATAGTGTTTTTTTAACTCCAGCTACAAATTGACCCAGTTGTTCACTGCTGATGGCAAAATCATCGGCTTTATTATTTGATCTATTCCCAGTCAATCTCGGAACAGTAGCAAAGATAACTTTATATGCTTCTAATTCCTTTTTCTTCTCCTCCAATTCTTTGTATTTGTCAATCTTGATGCAATCTAAGAGAGAAGATAGCAACGGTGGAACAGATCCAGCGAATTGGTTATTAAACTTAAATACCCATGCATCATCAGGTGTCATAGGAGACCAGTGAATCCAACGGCCATTCCTAGATGGCAAATTTGCATTATAGTCTAATTCAGAACTTTGAATAGCATTACTAAATAACCGCCTAATTCCAGGCGAATATGCATTTATATCAACTCCGCTATTTGTAAAATATGAGAGATCAAAAGAAAATAAATAACCCAAATAAGAATTTGCATCAATCATACAATGGGAAGAAGGCAGTTCTTGCAGATAAATATGATCTTCATAAGTTCTGATAGAAGAGTAGTAAGTATCATACATACTTATATTCCATAGTACCTTAGTAAACTCTTGTTTTACATTAAAGTCATTAAAAAACTTAGACATGATATTAAAATCACTTTTATATTCCTCAGATGAAAAATCAGTTGGTTCTAACTGCGCTCCAGTTAGCAGATAGGGTACTGGTTCCCAATCAAATTCAAGCATATTTGCCATTATTTTTATTGCTTGTCCATATAATGAAATAGTTTGATAAAATTTTAGAGATAATTTTCGCAACTCTTGCTCAAAATTATGCGGTTGCATGACCATTCTTTTGACCTGTTTTGCATCAAGATTTGATGTCTGCATATTCAAGTCTTTAATGGATGTATTTAACATTTGAGGAGCCAACATAAAAGAATTCTGCCCATATGCTTGGGCATTATATGCCTTTATGAACTCTGAAAAATAGGATAATTCATCTGAAAATTGATTATCTGACATTCAATCTCCTTTCTACACATAAGTATATTGCGCGAGCAATTGAGCATCTGTGTTTTTTGATCTATATAGATTTTGTTTGTTTTCGGTTTCCCACTCATAAACAACAGAAAGACCGTAGAAAAGGGAGGTGGCTCTATCTCTCTTCTTGGTCTTTATAATTCTTTCATATACGAGTTTATTATTATCCGTGTATGCCTGTTTAATATTACTTAATTCACTTTGTAGAACATCATGCTCTATATGTTGGGCATATTCCTCTGGCAGCATCTCGCCTGATTTATATTGATCGTCAACCTCTTCTGATGGCTGTAATATTTCAAGAGTCCTGTCTTCAAAACAAACTTTCATATATGGGTAAAAATCATTATTAAAATAATTCGTTGCGTTAATTGCCCTAATCATAGGAATTGCATTTTCAAGCATAAATCCTTCTTCATCATCATCTTTAATGAGGGGTGGATATTCAACCGTCACTTTTGTCTTGGGGTCAGTATATTCCCAACTTTCATAAAAGAACCTTGGCAATCCATTTCCCGACCCACGTTCATCTATTACTAATTTTTTTGTATTTGGGAACTTCAAATGAATTAACTCCCGTAAAAAATCTCTTTGTTTGTTTAGTGGAACGCCATTCATTACTTTCGTGTATACAACAGATTTTGTGAATGTTCCATTTGGACGTGGTTTTAATTTAAGAACATGAGTACAAGCATTATCAGAGTTTTTTGCGTCAGATACCGCTACGTCATGAGTGATGACATAAATTGAAGCTGATTTTTTGGGTTGCTCTAATTCACATCGGTCTAAAACTCTGCATGGCATGGTCAATTCATAGGGATAATAGCTTTCACCAGAACTTCCAACAAAGACTCCTTCATATTCATATGCGAATTTGTCTTTTGTCATTTGGGGTTTTTCTAATTCCCCTTCAATATCTTCCCTGTCAAATAGTCCTGCCTGAATGCCGACCTGATATGGAAAACACATTGTGTTATAGGATTTATTTCCAGAAACCATTTGATCATAATGAAATTTAAACCGTTTATATAAAGCACTCGTTTTCAAGTGTGCAGAAGAAATAAAAATAACCTTACCTTTTTCATTTTGCTGCCATTTTATTGCAACTTGACGTTTTGTTTTAGTCATTGGTATTAATATTTCTTCAATTATATTGTCTTTAACAAGTCTTGCCTCATCAATTAATATTGCATTAAATCGCCAAGAACGGGCGCTATCTCCCCCTCGATCTTGAGAAAGGGTAATGGCACGAATTTCAGAACCATTTTTAAATTCGACAACGCAGTCATCTGTACTGGTTTTGATAGGAAAATTAATTTCCCGTCTGACCTGTTCAATCTTAGATAATTCACCTTTAATTTTTTGGATAATAACATTACGCGCCTGTTGAGAGTTCCCGGATGCAATACCCAGCTTTATATTTTTATAAAGGATAGCCATACAAATAAAAAAGACTGCGACAATAAATGATTTTCCTAAACCACGACAGGCAATTAACACACTATATTGCCCCCTAGCCATTGCTCGAAGTATAACTCTCTGGAATGGGAATAAATCAATGCCTAAAATGTCTACAGCAAATTCATCTATATAATACCGATAGTACGAAATGAATTCAGTCCAAGCCTCATAATCAAGTGTCTCTTCATAGGCAGGATTATTACTATATATACTATCAGAGTCTTCTCTGCGATAATATTCTTCTAATGCCTCCTTGCTCAGTTCTATGCGTTCTTCCTTACTTAATTTCCTCATAATATCACCTACAAGGATTTGGTAATTGTCGATAAATATTCAAGGAGTCTATCAATATCATCTTTGGCAATTGGCTTATGCTCTGGAATCCAATTATGTTCCTCTACTAAGTCAGTTATTTTTGAGAAACTACTGATACCAACATCATTGATACTTCTTTTATCTTCTGAAAATTTTGCGGATTTAGACAAAGAGTCAAAAACATCCTTAGCCGCCTTATATCGGTTTTCGGAATCTTTTGTACTATTTTGAAGCATTTCATCGTATGCCCTATCCATTACGAAACTAGCCTTGGCTATTTTCCGCGCATAATCCCGATGGTTAATGGTGATTATTTTATAGTCTTCATTTAGCCTAGCATAATAATCATCTAAGTAAGCTATGTCTTCAGCGGTGTAATTCCCTCTCCATGCTGGACTATATATAAGTTCTCCGTTATTAGTGTTGTTGAGTAGGGGCGTCGGAGAGATTTCACCAATTATTCCACCCTCTTGCATTTGCAATGATTGAAGAAATGACACTCCAGTATATTGAGGTAAAGACCCTATTGCTTTAAAATAATTTCCAATTACATCCTTACGCCCAGCTCCCGTTTCTATCGCTTTTCGGGTTTCGTCAATAGCACCATTCATGGCTTTTTCTACATATGGTTTATCCATTAGTGAAAGCATTTTTTTGAATTTTTCAACATTTAAACTTCCGTCAGAATCTATAGATTCCTTTTTGACGCATGTCTTACAAATATTTACAACGCCGCCGCCTGATGATGCTTGTGGATTAGTGGCTGTATAAAACTGATTATAAGCTTTTTCTTTGTTGCAGTTGCTACATGTTTTTTTACCACTTGCTATTTTATTTCTTGTCTTTTGAGCCAATCCTTCTCAGCCTCCTTTCTCTCGAATAATTATAGAACTAAGCACTAGAAGAGAATCGAACTCTCGTAACCAGAGTGGAAGTCTGGGATTTTCCCGCTAAATTACTAGTGCAAATAAAATAACAAAAGGACTGAGCACCATCAGTCCCTTTACCATACCACTAATGCAGTTCCTTCTAAAGCAAAAAAATATTTGAGCCCGTCCATTTATTTGAATTCCGCATGACGGTGAGCGGAAAAACATTTGAATTTATCCAAAAGTGGAGAAGATTTTTCTCCTTTGAAATACTAATTTTAAATATCTGTCAAACTACCTTGCTTTACTTCCTTGACACCATCTTTGTCAAAATATTTTCCGAATTCATCTTCTGCAGTGAGATCATTGTAAATCTTTAACATTTCCGAACTACTCCAACCAAAGAATTCTTGTATAACATGAGATGGAAGATTCATTCTATGCAAGCGTGTACATGTATAGTGTCTCATACAGTGAAAATAAAAATCATTACCAATAATACCTGTAAATTCTTCTGTCCAATGACTTATATCTTGACGGGCATTCCATTCATACTTGTCATCTGAAATTTTTCTTTTTGAAACAAACAGATATTCACTTTCAACTCCTTTTACTTTACGTTCTTCCAGCCATAGATCTATATAAGGTTTTGCTCCATATAAAATAAATTTATTTAAAGGTTTCCCAAGCTTTCCAAAGCCTTTTGTCCGAATTTTATCAGTTTTCCACATTGCGTCATAAACAAAATGCTCATCATCAAAATAAGATATTTTCATTTGAAGTAATTCCGATTTTCTCATACCAGAATAGGCGGCGATAGCAACAGCACAAGCCCTTTCGTATTTTTTCTTCTCTATGAGAGTATTTAGAAGATGATCAACCATCTCATCGGGAATTATGGTCTTTTCTCTGACAACTTCCTTATTAGGGTTTTCTATTTTACGGATAATAGGCCGGTAATTTTCGAATTCTTCTTCATCATCTAGCACATTTTCTATATAATTTGAGAGGGAAGATAGACAAGATTTAACACGCCTTATTCTGTTAGGACTCCATCCCCATGTATTAATAGCATGATTTTGGAATTTTGCAATTTCACGCTTGGTAAGTTTTGTAAAAAATTTATCGCTATTGAATTCATAATTCCAAACCCAGAATATATTTAAATCTGATCGATATGCGACAATGGATTGAGGCGATCTATCTATTGACTGTAAATATTCTAGCCAATCATCTCCAAGTTGTTTGTTCTCATGGTTAATAAGTTTTAACTTGTCATTATTCGTAATATTGTTATATACGGTACTTCTTGCCATCTGTTCACCTCACTTTCCTATATATTTTTTAAGCTATTCTAATTTTTCCAGTAATCCTTCTATTGTGATCTCCTCGCCATGACACACTGCCGGTTTGCACTCAAGCATTTCAACCAATAATTCTACTTCGTCTGCGGTTAGAGATATTGTTTTTTCAATCTTTTCGTAATTATCTATCAAAAATTTTCACCTTCTCTACAAAAAAATAGAAGAGTATCACTCTCCGTTATGTGAACTTAATATTATAAGTACACTCGCGCCCACAGTCATCATTAAATATCATGAGAGATTGTCCTGCTGTTGAATACAGCCGCTTTCCATTCGCATGATCATCCGTTCCACACAATGATCTAACAAGGATGTTCTCGATACCAAAACTCTCAAATTCTTCTAAATGATGCTTGTCTGCGGATATTGCATAATCAATCGTTTCGCCATATAATCTTGTGAATAATGTATTTACAGTAACACCAAGTTTCTTAATATTATCCAGATCTCCATGAACACAACAGATGTTTGAGCCAAGGATATTTAATTTTGTAAACTCCTTAAATTCTGATTCAATGATTGAAACCTTGGTATTATCTTTGAGCCTCCAACTCAGCCACCATGGAATCATTTTTTCCATATTATCCGAATGGATGCTTTCTTTTTTGTTTTGTATGGTTCTTAAATGATTGCCGTAACAAGAATAAACCTTCACTTTATTTACGCTGCTGGATATTTCATTTATCATTTGTGCCAAAATCTCTGATACATGCATGATTTGATCACATGTGTCTTCCTCTGATGCGACTCTGGCCGAAGTATGTATGGCCCCATGAGCCATATCCCCAAGTAGCACTAAATGTATGACATTCACTTTATTTAATAATACAAATTCCTTAACTTTATTAGTGAGGTAAATGACGCGGTCTTTACAGATGCTTGTATTGAATTGATTCCAGATATTATCAGTGGTCATGCCATAATGCCAATCAGCACAAAATAATGCAGCTTCCTTTTTAGATACGCATGAAATGTAATTACTGAAATTTAATGGTCTTTCAGCATTAAGTTTTTCAGCTGCCTCGATCATATTTTCTGCTAGATGATCTGACCTTGTGTCGGACACAAGTAATTTATTATATTCCCTACGCTGGTCAAGGATTTGTCTTTTGATTTTGTATAATTCGTCTTTTTGTTTCTGGATTTCATCGTCTTTCTGTTCTTGTATTTCTTTCAGAGGAATATCATTTTTTGAAAGTCCATATTCATCAGTAAAGGGCTTTTTTTTAAGATTTTCATACTGCTTCCTATATTTTGATTCGGTATATTTCTCATTTTGCACGACGTTCAGTACATAGGCTACATCTTCCCAATTGCCAATAATACTCTTATCAGAACATACTCGATAAACCAGTTTTTCTTCTGAATCTTTTCTGCTTAAATCTAAATTTTCCGTTTTTAATTCATCATACCATTGTTTGTATTCAGAAATTTTATCCGCTAGATCTTCATCATATTGTAAACTTTTATATACAACTATTTCTCACACCCACCTTCTAAGTCATCTTCCTTTGTTTCTTTATCGGCTAAGAAGCCAATACGATTTGTATTTACAATCTTATCAATGCGAAGTTCTTGAATTTCCCGATTTCCCTTCTCTATCACCTTTGTTGGATGTAACTTTAGAACTTCGATATACGATGATACAACTGGCATTAGTTCTTCAATAATTGGGATAATTACAGCCCCACTAATTAAACCAAAGATATATTTCTTCATTTTTTTCTCCTTAGAACTTATCCGCAAGCTCTGCGATCCGGCTGCGCCATACCTGCTGCAGCTCGACATACCCGAATTCCGGCTCCCCTTTTAGTACCTCAATCGCTCTCACCATGCCGTTATTACAGCCGTCAAACAAATAAGAGTCTACTTGTGTTTTGAAATCGCCCTCCAAGACAATCTTGCAGTCTTTACTTGCTCTCGAAAGACACAGTTTTAACAGTTCCGTCGAGGTATTTTGGCATTCGGGGATATATAAAATCTCGTTATCACGTATTTCCATTCCGCGAATATCTGCCATAGATATGAGTTTGATTTTTTCTTGCTGCAATAACATATCGACGGCATATCTGTCACCGAATTTTGTGGTCAACATTGCCCCGATAGAGTTCTGCATTGCCTTTTCTGTTGCGCTGCCACTGTAGTATCCCATATCGGAAGCGCCTTTTGCTTTTGTAGGATTAAACATTATGACAGCTCTGTCATATTTTCCTGAGTCTATAAGATACATGATTGATGCTAAAGATAATAAAGATTTACCGCTACCGGCCTTGCCTGAAATAGCAGTAATGGTATTGGATAGTATAGAATCGATGGCGCATGCTTGATAAACATCCTTTGGTTTGATTTTGTCATCGAATAAGGATGATTTCAGCGTCTTATTACATACCTTTTTGTAGTCACTATTTGTCCATTTTAGGGTGTCTACAATTTCTCCATTGGGTGTTTTAATTATTAAATATTGATTTGGCAATAAGCCATATAGATTATCTGAGATATGCGTATAAAAATCACTCATTTCATTATTTGATAATATTAAAGATTTGAAGCCTCGGTAAACCTCTTGATTATTAATAAGGTTAATTTCTCCGCTACTACGAGTTGGCAGTTTGAAGACTTCACGTGATAAAAATCTAACATTTACATCGTCAGATACCAATAAAATCATGTTGGTGAATGCGTTGTAATAATAGGCAGACGCGAGAATTATGTTATCTGGACTCTCAGTAAGTCCAAATTCTTTTAATATATAATCTATAACGGGCTTACTATAGGGTACAACAACGTATTTTCCATAATTTTTATCCAAAAGCCGGGCTATATTTCTGGCTTTATATTTTACCTCGGCGTCCTTATTGGCAGCCGTTTTAATTTTTTCGATTTCTTCTAGCGTCTTTTGGGCAATTACAAATTCCTCTAAAAACGCATTTTCTTGTAAATTTAGTAAAGCATTGGTGTCTAGGAATAGCTTATATTCCAATCAACAAAACCACCTTCCTATTTTTTATTTTTTTGAGACCTGAGATACAGTTTTGACTATTTGACTTTTACGAAGCGAATCTAAGGCGGCTAAAGCACGATGATGTTCCACTAAATAATAGTGAGGATTCCGACTATGGCTTTTGGCAACAAATTGTGGAAATTTCTTCCTCAAAATAACAGACTCACTTTTTGTGATTTTTACTATTTAAAAAACCTTCTTTCTATTTTTAAATTTCCCTATGGGATAGTAGCGGGGGACAGGATTTGAACCTGCGACCTTTGGGTTATGAGCCCAACGAGCTTCCGGACTGCTCCACCCCGCGTTATTGTTAAGCTGACGCGGCAGGATTCGAACCTGTGACACACGGCTTAGAAGGCCGTTGCTCTATCCGACTGAGCCACGCGCCATCAAAAAAGCCCACTATAGGCAGAACCATAAAGGCAGCGGATAGTGGGATTATTAATGTGAATAAAGAGAAAACTAGATATTTTTAATTAACGAGATCTAACAACGTTTTACCAGTCTTGAAAGTTATTCTCTTTCTTTCTGATGTAATCATTTCTTCCCCGGTACGAGGATTTCTTCCGGTATGGGGTTTATATGACCTTACTTTAAAAGTTCCAAATCCTCTTAGTGTAACATCGTTGCCAGTTGAAAATGCATCTTTTAACAGATCAATGACTATATCAAGTGATTCATCTGCTTTCTTTTTTGTAATGCCATTTTTTTCTGCAAGTTGAATTAATTCGTTACGATTCATATAAAAATCCTTTCAGCATTTGTTTTGATCAATATTTTTGTTTTTTTTATGATTTTGAATAAGGTGAGCCACCTTATAATTAGATATTCGATAAGGATACACTGCGTCAAACAGATTTAAATCGTGCCTGACGCAGGTCAAGGAGAAGAGAAGAGTTGAATAAGAATAATGTGCTTTTCTTTCTTATCCTTCTTACGTAAAGGTCAAGGCTGTAATGAAATTACATAAAGTCAATGTTTCACGGAGTTTCTAAATCAAACATTTCTTGTAGACCTCATGCGGTGTTTTGTCTTTTCTCTGTTAACAGCCCTTCTACAGTCGGCGCAATATTTTTGCCTGTTATTGGTTGGGGAAAATAAAATTCCACAATTTCCGCATTTTGAGAACCCCCCATCCCTATAATTTATATATTGATTAATTACATTTCTAAAATCATCAATAGAAAAAGCTACTTCCCCATCATACTTAATAAATGGTACTGACCACATTTGTTTCTTTTCAATATTCTCAATTCTTTGATCGCTTTTTGTGAGTTTTTTCACATCAGATTTTATGTATTCATTCAAATATAAATAATTCAACATCGATTGTTTTGAAAGTCCATTCATTTTTGACAACCCGGCTTCTTTGAAAATATCTGCTTTTATGAGAGAGAACCACTCATAGTAAGGAGTTTTCTTGCGATTACGCAATTCATTTACTTTATCCAACCATTTTTTATAAATCAACATAATAAAAACACATTTTTCGTAATCAGGGTTGTCAATAATCCTAATATTGTCCAATTCAGTTTTGTAAACATCTATTTTAATATTTCTAATAGTTTTTGATGATTTGCACTGGCTAATTAGTTTATTAAAAACACTTTCTCTTTGTTTACTTGACAAATACTTAATTTCATCATTGCATACTTCTAGCAACTTCTCACGGATATCCTTTGAAGAAAAATTGTTTTCGAGCATGTAAAATATTAAAGCCTTTAATTCCTTTAGTTGCCACTTATTAGAATTTACGCGACATCGGTGATATAGGGTTTCACCATATTCATATTCGTCCCAAATTA